GTTACCGCCTTCAGCGGGTGCATCTATTTCTGTATAACCGGATGTTGATCCGTTAATTCTAATTCCCATTATTCAACCTCCTCTGGCCAAGCAGGCCAACTATTTTTAGTGCTGAGAACTGCAAAGTAGGCGTCTTCAGTAGTGACACCGTTAAATAATGCACACCTTTGATCAGATACACTGCGAACGGCATCTCGGTATGTAGAAACATTTGCTGGAATGTCAACGTTTTTTTCAGCTTGACGAGTCACATACCAATCTGTTGATGACAACAATGAATGTGCCTCTTGTTTAATTGTTTTTACTTGATCAGCAACGAATTCAATAATGTTCATAATTATGCGAGTGCAAAGGTTACAGTTCCAGTTCCCGCAGTACACTCATAAATAGTAGTATTGTCAGCAGGGACAGCGGTAGATGTAAAAGTCACACCAGCTGAGAATGTTGCGGTGTAAGAATCTGGAATGCGAATAATTACTACTCCGTCTGCACCAGCACCACCATCGAGTTCATCGGCTACTGAGTCATAGCCGCCTCCACCACCACCACCTGAGCCTGGGGTTGAACCAATACGTTCTGCGTATTGTCCAGCAGCTTGCCTAAAACCACCACGACCACCAGTTCCGTTAGAGCCACCTTTACCTTGGGCTGCAACAGTAGTATTGGTGTAAGTACCGCCACCACCACCAGCGGCATAAATAACAGCAGTACCATTAATGTCATTTGACACACCAGGACCACCATCACCACCGGTGTCGTAAGAGACAAGGGCACCACTGGCATCAACACCAACACCACCGGCACCACCACCGCCAGCGCCAGCGTAGTTGGGGTTACTTGCAGGACCGCCACCATTATTACCTTGTCCAGTAGTACCAGATCCAACTAGGCCGCCTGTTCCATAATTACCGTATCCACTAGCACCACCACCGGATCCACCGTCTTTACCGTGGGCTTCAGCAATAGTGTAGTTAGCCATCTGGCCACCGCCGCCTCCACCACCGCCAATAGCGGTCAGGGTACCGAGAACACTATTCGCGCCATTATTACCCGCATATCGGGTGGTGCTATTTCCAACTGTCCGTGCTCCACCAGCACCAATAGTAACTGTATAAGCAGTATTCAAGCTAAAAGTTGAAGTATCGTTAGATGCCGCTAGATAACCACCGGCACCACCGCCACCGCCGCATACCCAAGAATAAGCAGTAGAACCACCAGCTCCACCTCCTCCAACAACCAAATAGCGTACAGAGAAAGCAGGCAATTCTCCTTCCTTAACTTTTCTCCATTGAGCTGGACTGCTAGTAGTTGACCAAAATTCCATTTCACCGTTGTCCGTGTTAAACCGGATTTCACCAGCATCAGCACTAGCTGGCCTGTTTGCTGTATTTCCTGAAGGAATTTGGACGGATTGAGTGCCGCCAAATTCACCTTGACCATTAATAGTAAAAGCCATAATTAAACAATCACCCAAGTTGAACCAGAAGGAACGGTGACAGTTGCACCGCTATTGATAGTCAAAGGACCAGCACTAACAACGTTCTTACCAGTGCTAATCGTGTAGCTAGTGGTAACAGTGTTGTCATGTTCTAAAGCCCAGCTATCTGTGCCACCACCAGTAGCACCACCACCAATTGCACCCCACGCAGACCCATAGCCTTCAAAGCTAGAAGTTGTGGTGTTGTAGCGGATCATGCCTGACGCAGGTGATCCGTCACGTTGTGCAGTAGTACCAACAGGAAGTTTGGCAGAACCAGTAGTAGAAGTACGGGGTACTTTCTCTGTGTCCAGTTCAGCAATAGCATCTTGTACGTTAGTAGCAGCTACATCACCAGTTGCTGTAGAGGTGATGTTTGCAGCGTCACCAGGTACATAAGCAATAACCCAAGCAGAACCTGTGTACACCTTCATCACGTTGGATGTAGTGTTGTAGTACAGGTCACCACCAGTCAAAGGATCACCGTCGTTATCAACAGTTGGATCGCTTGCTTTGGCACCTAGATAGGTATCATCAAAGTTATCAAATGCAGCAAGTGCAGATGCAGCAGAACTAGCAGCACTGGTAGCGCTGGTAGACGCAGCAGTGGCTGAAGTAGCAGCATTGGTTTCACTTGTAGCTGCATTAGTTTCAGACGTTGCAGCAGCCGTTGCAGAGGTAGCAGAAGCGGTTGCAGAAGTAGCAGAGTTAGTGGCTGACGTTGCAGAGTTAGTTGCACTCGTAGCCGCATTGGTTTCAGATGTAGCAGCGTTTGTTTCGCTGGTACCTGCAGCAGTTTCAGACGCCAAAGCAGCCGCCGCACTTGCAGAAGCACTAGTGGCATAGGAGCTGACAGTACCAACAGTGCTGTCTACATAGGCTTTAGTTGATGCATCAGCGTTAGCCGTGGGTGTACCAAGATTGATGATCTTGTTGGTCTGCATGTCCAACTGACCAGTCAATGAACCACCTGTGGCATCAAGACTGCGTTCTTTACGCTCCTGTGCAGAGAACAGGACCTGGTCGTTGTTAGCGTTTAGGTCCTGTGCTCGAATAGCAGATCCAGGAAAAAACTCAGCTGAAGGAGTTGAAATACTGGTGTCTCGGAAGATTCGTACAGCAGCTCCATTAGCCGGGATATGAGCCGGGAGAAAAGTAACGGAGCTAGTGTTAGGAGCAAATGTGTAGTGTGTATTTAGTGTTTTTACAACGTCGTCTACAGAAACATAAACGTCGCTTTCTTTGACATATTCAAATGTAAAGGGGAAGTTCGGGTTTGAACCATTCCCTGATGCAGTATTCTCAGTAATAAGGGACATTTGCCTTTAATAAGTTAGCGGTTTTCCAGTTGGAAAATGGGTGCTTTTCCTTGTTCTTGTCTAACACTATTGATTCCTGTTTGGAACTGACGTTGGGCGATGACAGCTTGGAAGTCAGAGTGCAACTCTGCTTCTCGCTGTGCAGCTCTCATAACAGCTGTAATGTCGGCGTGTACTCGGTTCCAGAGTTTTTGATCAATTCTGTTGCCGTTGTTAATTCGTTGTTCGTGAACCTGCCTGCGGAACTCTTTAGCAGGCTTACGCTTCATAATGAAACGCAGACCGTTTCTCAACGTGTCGGACTCACTCATCAAACGGAATAATTCGCTTCTTTCTTCAGCGGTGTATTCAATACCTTTGGTTGACTTAAAGAATGTAGGGCGGGAGTCATACTCCACGTCAATCAGGAACTGACGTTCATCACTCAGACCATCAGCCACCTTCATTGGATTGAAGGCGTTGTTGATGTTTGACCAGAAACCGTTGTTGCCTACCTGTCGGCGATCAAGCCAGTCATAGGACTTAGGCAGTGCAGCAGAGGGGTTCAGTACCCCATACCAGCGGTTGCGGTTTTTGATGTTGTCACCAAGCTCTTTCTCAAGCTCGTACACACCAGGAGCCAGAAGCTGACCCAGCTGGTTACGTGCACCAGAGAAAGGAACGAGACTGCTACCGAAGTTTGCAGCCCAGCGGCGCCAGGCACCAGGGTTACCAGCAGCAAACATGTCAAACATGGGTTCAACCCCTGCAAACATGGAGCGGTTGGTCAGGCTGCCACCAAGGACAAAGGTGGTTTTACGGAGCAGTTGCTCCATAGAGAACTCATCAAGAGTGTCGGCGTTGTCAAAGATGTCAGCGGTCAGACTGATCCAGTCAGCGACAGGACCCATCCAGCTGTAGTCATACCAACGACCATCAGGCGCTTGGACGGTTTGGGGAACCCAGTCCTTACCCCGTGTGCGTTGTACTTCCTTGTCATAGTGACCTCTGCCACGCAGGCGGTCTGACATAAACAGGAAGCCAGCACTCATCACAGCCGCAGTACCCACGGCTTTCCGTCCAAGTACCTCAGCCTTCAGCTGGTGCAGCTTGGTAACCATGTGCTCATCCTCTGGGATACCCATATCAGCTGCAAGCTTCTTCAGGTCATCACCAGCAATGTCATCAAGCTTTCCATAGGCGAGCTTGTTGTAGTTCTTGGTAAACAGAGAGTATGGGCTGTACTTATCAAACATCTGAATAACGTTGTCAGATGTACGCGGAAACATGATGAAAGCACGCATCGCAGGGACACGGCTTACAAGGTTGGATAGGGCTTTTACGTTGTCTGTATCAAGGTTCAGTGCGATCTCACGGCTGGCATTCTCAACGGCACTATTTGTAATCATGCCGTTCTTGTCGAACATCTCTGCGTAGTACTTATCAGCGGCTTCTTTCATCATCTTCTCTGTAGGAATAGGACCGCCTTTAGAGTAAACCTCGTCATAAATACGACCGCGGGCTTCAATGCTGGCAAGCACTGAACGTGTGAATCCATCCAATGCAGTCATTGCATTGGCACCAAATCGAAGAATAGGGTTGTTACCTAAATCTTGAAGTGTCTCTGCAATATTAAAAAGCATCATTGGACCGTGCTCGCCTTCCTTGACATAGGCTTCAGCACTAGCTTTCAAAAGCTGCATCGTTTCCTCGTTCTTGGTAACGATGTCATCACGCACAATGTAAGAAACGCTGTTTGGATCACGGGATGCCTTGCCAAACACAAAAGCCATATGCTTCATAGCTTTGGTGAACGTGTCACTCATTGCAGCGTATTGATAAGAAGCCCGGCGAATGGTCTTGTAATCACCTCGCGCCATTGCACCGACCATAGTGGTAATTGGCTTGGCAACTAATCCACCGACGTTAGCTACACCAGCTTTAGTAGGAGTAACAGTCGAAGACAGGACAGAGTTATAGATGTTGCTCCACACACCCTGCATGATCTGGTTAGGAATCTCGGGCTGGAAGTCAAGGAACGCTTTCCTCACGTTCGGCAGGCTTTCATGAATGAAGTTCTGCAGCTTGTACATCGTGTCGATGTTGCCGTCAGAAAATTCGTACGCCATCTGCAGCGGCACAAGGAACTGAGGACGCTCTGCGGACATATACCGCAGGGACTCAATAGCGTTCTTTGCACGGCTGACAATACGAACGAGAGCTTCGTCTGTGTCATCCAAAGGATTACCACCAGATGCAGCAAGCAGCCTTGGATCGTTGCTGAAACGCTTGTAGGTATTCAGGTAGTTAAGAGCAGTACCCCAGTAGTTAGCAGCGACACCCTTTTCAACCATCAGATACTCCATACGGTCAAGGATCTGTTCCTGCGCTCTACCTACAGCTTCAGTTCCTTCCATGTAGCGAGCACCCTCAGCAATGTCAGAAATCTGACCCGCTTCAGAAGTAACGAGATAGGCAGCAGCCTTAGCTGAATCCATATTCACGTAGTCATCAAGGTATTGCTTAATTGACTTCATGACAGCGTTGTAGCCAGTTTGGGTAAGCTTCTTACCGGCTTCAGCAGTCATATCCTTGAACTCATCAAGAGTTGCTTTCAGCATCCCTGTATCCATACGAGGATCAATCAGGATCTCTGCCAACTCAGTACCAGCTTCATCAATCTGTTCAAAGCTAAGCTTCTTACCAGAAGGCAGCTCTGCGGTGTACTTGCCACCTGCTTTGATGTTTTTGACAATCTGATTAACGACAGAGCGCTTGGTGAGGTTATCCGCTTCTAGACCGTGCTTACGCGCAGCTTCAGTAATGATGCTGCCCAAGCGTCCGTAGGAAGTATCAATGTTGCCTTTGATGCGTGCAGCATCGACAGCAGCACCTAGCACTCCGCCGGGATCAGCAGTCCGTACACCAGACTCAGCTTCAGTGAAGGCATCATGTACCCCAACGATGGGGACAGGCTCAGCTAGGTCACGTTGCTTGCTCAACAGGAAGGCACCAATCTCATCCAGTGCTTCCTCTTGGCTTTTAATCGAGTCACCAAACACATCCTCTGGAGTGTTCTTATCGAACTTGGCTCGCTCCAGCTCATCAAACAGAGCCTTAGAGGAATCAGGTCCAGCAACAAGGCGAGTCTTCTTCTCGGTACCACGTACAGCACGTAGAAACGTGCCTGACGCTTCCAGCAAGCTAGAGAGAACACCAAAGCCAGCACCCTCAGCAATACTCTTGGCACGCTTTACTTCTGGTGCATCACCATCCAGCGTTGCCCAGTCATTGCTGATCCAGTGGAAAGTCTTAGGAAACATCTCCTTCAGCACACCAGCCAGGTTGTCACCCTCTTGTGATGCACTGTTGATGTAGTCAACGGCTGCACCAGTACCAACGTTGATACCAGCGTTAGAGAACAGCTTGACTAGCTTCCTGTTGCCAAACTGCCAGGCAACCTTGGCGTGTGCTGCCTTACCAGCAGCGGTAGCAGCTCCAGCGGTACCAATGCTAGGAACTACAAATGATGAGATCTCACGGATAGCGCTAGCAAAGTTATTCTCAAAGTCACGGATCTTGGGAATCTCTACACCAGGAACAAGGTTGATTGCATCAACAGCAAAGTCAACAGCTCCAGTAGGGACAGCAAGTGCAAACTCAGCAGCTGTCTGTGCAGTGTCGAGAACAGTATTGCTTTCACCTTCTTCTTCTTCCTGCTCTTCTGATTTAGGTGCAGGTGTTTCAGCCTTGGCTTGTGCAGGCTGAGGGTCTTGATTAGGAGTTTCTAGGTTTTGTTTTTGTGCTTCTAGTTCAGCAGTCCGTGCAGCCTGATCATCTGCAAGATCATTCAATAGATCTTCATCTGGCAAACCAGGGATTTCTTCTTCATTCATTATTCTTGGCTAATAAACTTCATATAGTGTGTTGGCTTTTCTCCGGTCCAAGGACCGCTGCCAAGAGTTTGACCTGAATAATGGAAGAAGTTACCTGTACTATCTACAAGCACATCTCCAGGTCCCATGTTGTGGCGTTGGGTTACACCTTTAAAATCAGTCCTACCTTGTAGGCGACGCAACATACCGACAATCATTCGTTGTCCGTTCTCGCTAGAAAGCTCTGCTTCTAACTCAGGATCGTCGTATGCTTTACCAATAGTGACAGCTTCATACTGTTTGTCTTGCATCATCACCTCACGCACCGTGTTGGGGAAGCGAGGATCAGCCACACGGTTCAGCACGGAAGCAGCAACTGCATAGATATCACTCGTACCACGAGCTGCTTCAGCAGAAACAACATAAGCAAGGTCTCTGTAGTCCTGGGGAGTCAATCCCTGTAGACCACCTTTAGCAGGCATAACCTGTGCAAGTGCAGAACGAACAGGCCAACGGTCGTTAGTCAACCGATCAACCATTGTTTGATTTCCTTGTCCACGCATTACGAATTTCACAGCATTACGGAGGGTATTTGTCACCTCTTGCTGTGATTGGTGGAATACTTCAATTGCGTCCAATTTATCACCTTGTTGATACTTATTAAAAACACCGATCTGACGATTCAATACTTCAAACGGATCCCAGTTATATGTACTGGCAAGTGAGATAGTTGCAGCAGGCAGAACACCAGTTCGCCTGTAGTTTTTGACTTGCTGCTTCAGTTCCTCGTATGTATTTGCTACAAGTAATTTGTCATCAAGGACCGTAATACCTTCATTAGCTACACGTTGCCTCAGGCGAGTTGCACGTTCCAGAGCTTGAAGTTGATTAGATACAGAGTCTCCAGCTTCTGGGAGATACTTGGTGAAGATCTTGCCACCAGTACCATCACCGATGTAGTAACGGCTGTTTGGATCGGTAATACCTTTTTCAAAAGTAGCTGTGTGTTTAGCTAGTGACTGCTCTGCGAGAGTTCGAGGACTAGCGTTAGGGTCATCACGTAACCCATTAATCACATCCTGACGGATTAGCTTTTTAAAGTCAGCTGCAATCAACTTACTGATGCCAGCACCTTCTAAACCCTTACCAGCAGCAACCATGGGATGCTTGGTAATGAAGTCATTAGCTGCATCAAGGAAAGAATCAAGATCACCTAGGCGTGCTTTCTGCTGAGCCTGGGCTTCCTTCATGTACTTATCACGTACTTGAGGAGGCAGGTATTGCAGTTCTTCAGGATCAAGTGCATAAGCATTTTTCTTGTTCTCCTGCTCACGCATCATCGACTCAATCTTCTCAGAATCAGCACTGAGGTTCTGCCACATATTCTCTAGAGCCTTAGGTACTACAGCAGGTTGCTGTAGGCGTACAGCCTCTTTCAAATACTCCCTGATCTCGTTGTCGGCATCAGCCTTGGTGAAGTTAGGGTTTTGCAAAGCAGCAGTAAGGATTGCTTGCTGACGTTGCTTCAATTGACGAGCATTGTCTTTGTCGTATGCCTTGAAAGCTTTTTCACTTTCCTCACGCTTCTTAGTGTGATAGTCAAGGATCTTGTCATCATGGATATCCTTGAACTTACGACCGTTCAACTCAAGCTCACCGTACTCTTCCATCATCGAGTCAGCCCGCATAGGGTCTCGCTGATAAAGATCTACAGCTTCTTCAATGTAGAGTTTGTGGGCTTCTTTATAGCCATAAGATCCTTTGCCGTTCTTGCCAGGTGTGTTAGCAAGTAGATCTAATCCTTGCTGTGCAGACAGAGAACCAACTTTGACTGATTCAATAGTGGTCTGCCGATCCTCCTCACCTTTATCAATGTTGTAATTGGTTTGAAACTCATTGAGAAGCTTGGCATCCTGTTCGTACATCAGCTTGAAAGCCTTAGCCTGCAAGCCGGCACTCATGCCAGAGATACCTAGTTGCTTGATAAATTCCTTACGGTTGTGTGCGAGTACACCAGTAAACTGAGGAATGTCTTGTGGATCATTTAACTGAACCTCGGTATTGCCAAGCATGATGGTGCCTTGGTTAGAGGCAAGCTGATCATCTTGGAACTGGCGATACATAGAGCCGGCATTCAAAGCCATCTCTTCCATGTATGCAGCTCTACCGTGTTCAGATAGATTCCGAATGCGGCGAACAATGTCATACGGTGCACCCTTCTGGAATGCAACGTTGGCTAGCTCATTATCTGAATCACGCATTCCATCCAGCTCAGCTTTTGCCTCATCGTGCATCTGCTCAGCTGAACCAACAGCGCTCATATTTTCGTAGAACAAAGCAGAAGCTTCTGCCCTTTCATCTTCAATCTGTCCCTTACGGACATTAGTTGCAAACTCCAATCCTTTCTGACTGAATGAAAGGAGTTGCTCAAACTCTCTGTTTTCTAATTCATGACGCAGATTCATCATCTGCTCTTCATTGTCAAACATCATATCGTCAACCCTTTCTTGGGCTTCGATATCACGTTCCATTATTTGATTGTTCTCCCGTAGGAGTGAAGTTAAATCAGGCGCTTGTTGGGGGTTAAAGCCTTGGCTTACTTGTTGCGGCTGATATAAATTCTTACGTTCAATCTTTGCCATTAACCTTGTGGGAATAGTTTTTTACCTTTAGGTGCTAAACTGTCATATGTACCGATAGCTCCCATTAGATGGTTAGCTCCTGAGAAGAAGTTTTGCATCCCATAGTTAGCCCTAGGCATGCTTGCCATTGGACCCATTTGTACATGGCGTCGCCTCATCGTTGGGATAGCTACACGCGCATCCTCAGCTGCATGCCTAGCTGCTAGTTGACCGCGTACATCAGCAGCAGCGAGCCTTTCATCAGCATTGATGTCACTAATGCGTAGCTTGTCACGTGATGATGTACGGCCAAAGTTGCCATATGTATCCATCATGAATGCACGCCTACCAGCTCGGTTGTCACCTTCCATAGCTGCATTACCTGCACCTACAGCTTGTAACAACTGAGCCTGCCTATCGCTTCGATCAAAAGCTAGAGAAGTGAGCTGTCGATCTCTATTGATGGCACCACCAAGCCAAGCTCGGTTAGCAGCATCTGTAGCGAATTGCTTATTTTGTGCTGCCTGGCGTTGTCTAATTCTATCTACAATGCCAGCAAAGGCATTCTGTCTATCAATGCCTTCATTAGTACGGCGTACTTCTCTTTGCTGTTTCCTGCGCTGGAACTTAAGTTGTTCACGTTGCTGACGCTCTTGCTGTTCTCTGCCGGACATATCGCCAAAGAAACCAAGACCAGCTTGGACACCAGCAAATACCAGTTCTGGCGGAATGTATACCATTTAACCCCTCCTGTAAAAACGTTGGTTCAACTTTCCTTCCCAGTCCAAACCAAGTAGGGATACGGGGAACGGCGTATTGCCGATGATCCGAATAGCAAGGTTCTCGTTGCGTTGGAAGATAGGAACAACGTGAGTAGAGCTTGCTTGCATGTTTACGTTGTTTAGTTGGTATTGATTAGGCTGGGTAACACTCACGGTGTTTGTCCAGTCATTGAGACCAGTGATAGAGATCTTGTAATCAACAGGACCACTCAAACCAGTCTTTACTTTCAGTCGATGAATGATCAAACTTGATACATCATCGTTAGTAACTTGATTATTATTAACTCTATATCTAAACAGCTTGGGCAAATCAACTGTCATGATGTAGTCATGGCCCACAACCATGTTGACGCCTCTATAGTCTCCAGGTACTTGCACAATCTTTGCACCAGCGCTGCCAGTGATGTCAGTTGATTTAACTGTTATGACTGTCCCGAAATCACCTAAAATGACAATACTTAGATCTTGAGTGCCAACATTATCAAAAGGCAACTCAATCGTTGTTTTATCTGTGGCCGCATCATATGTACGGTGTGGGTTGGTGACAAACAAATCCAGACACACATCAGTCTTTTCTCCAGTAGGCAGTGTCAAGAAACCCTGCTCGCTAGATTGAGTCATGTCAAATGACTGGATGTATACATCAGAACCGTTAGCAACAACAGCGTACAAAGTACTGCTGTCAAAGAACTGGGTAAGCAGTGTGCCTGTTAGATCCCATTTGTACCAGGATTGAACCAAACGCTTTTCACGTGATTCAGCGAGGAATCGATACTGATAAAGAGTTGAGGCACCTGTTTGTCCTACAGAGACAATAGAGAGAGCCGGTGAAGCCACCATGCTGTCGATACTTGATGGAATAAGTTCAGGCACCGTGGCGGTCACGTCAGCCATCAATGGCGGCTGTTCTGTAGAGATATCGTTAAGCTCAAACAGACGTGTGTATAGAGGTGTTTTGGAGACAAATGCTTGGGTTGTACCAAGGCTCACGGATTCAACACTTGCATCAGCCTCATAAGCACTAAGGGTATTAACCTTTGCACTTCGAGGAGAGAGAATGTCAGAGTCGGTTGAGAGTAGGAACTGCTCAGTGGTTGAGTAAAGAACCAAACCCACAGCAGTTGGTTCCACATAATTGAGGAACACCGGTCTCTTACCTGCTGCTGAGATATCTACAGGGTCATCATTGGTAGCCGTCTGTGCTGATGTATTCCAGAAGTTAAAAAGATCACCGGCTTTACTGAGTACTACATTCTGTCCAGACAAGAAACCCATACGGTTTCTGTAAAAGAAGATATGAGAGATCTCGTTGTCTACAAAGCTAGGTGCCGGGTTGGTATTGTCATCACCAACAAGTCGATCATCCCAATTAATTGAACTGAAAGTCCATGTACCGTTTGATTCCCTAACCAACCTATGTGGCATAGTAAGGGGATCAAATTCGTATTTAATACCAGGAGCAGTGGATTCTTCCCACTGTCCAGTACCAAAGTCCCCACCACCGTCAGTAGTGAACTTGACATACATGTCATCGATATCAATGTCTTCAGCATTAACAACTTTGACTACATATCCATTTTTACTTTGAAGAGGCAAACGCGCGATGTTGCCAATAGTATCTGTTAGCGCGAAGATTGCAGACTCTGCAGAACCACCCCGTGTCTCTACAGTGAAAGGATTAGGGCTAGTAATATACACACTAGCACCCACTTGTGTTGCCGTAAAATTAGCATTGGCAGTAATAGCAGTTGCCAAAGCATCTGCGATACTGTCAGCACTTGCACCAGAAGATGACGATGTAGTGGTAAACGGGGGTAATGTTGATTGACCCTGCGGCGTGAGTAGTACTTCATAGTTAGTAGAGTTACTCGCAATGTTGATGACTACCTGTGCACGGTTTGCATCCAAACCTGTTGTATGGGTTGTGTTGTTAGTCAGTTCTACCGTCTTCTTTTTGTTCAGTACAAACGTTGAATCATTTAGAGTGAGTAATTCAATATCCTCTGGATTGGCACCTGCCAGGTAGGCATTAGAGTCAATTACTGCAATAGCGCAGTTAGTGCGTTGTGTGTCTAAGGCTGTTTTAGCGGTAGCTTCTGCTGTGACAGCATTGTCATAAGCTGTTTTAGCGGTGTTGTAATCAGCTTGTTCAGTTGTTAGTACAGGACTGTTTGTAGCAGCTGTAGTTTTTTCAACCTCATATACACGGAAACCAGTACTGGCAATCAAAGGATGCTCACTGGTTCGCTCAGTGCTTAGTGCATAGTTTGCTGGTAGAGTTGTTGCAACAGAAACTACTGTCCCATTGTCTTTGACAAAGTAAACACCATCAGCGTTCTCAGCGACACCGCTGTGCAGTTGTTCAACTACATCTGTGTTGTAGTCATACCTAAATTCAAACAGACTTTCAGTAGTTGGATACTGTGCAGCAGTAGCTAAAGCCAGTTGGACTTCAGCTGCCTGCAAAGCAGTTAACGCAGTAGCAGTAGCAGCGACAGCAGTGTTGTAGTTGTTAGCGGCTGTAAGTTGATCAGCAATCAAACAGCTACCAGCTGTGCTGCCTTGAGCTGAGCCCATGTCAACAGCACGTACATCTCCATCTGCAAGGTCCCAAACATGAAAACGATTACCGTCATATTGAACAATATATTTTTCAAAGGTATCCCTAAGAATTGGAAACCACTTACCAGTAGTTGTGGCGTTAGGTAGGTTCGCAACAAACTTGCCTCCCGGTCGTTTGAGTAGACCTAGAGCAAAGTCAGGGAATGCATTGACTGCATCTTTAAGTTGTCCAGGACGTTTCCTGCTATCGGGCTGTTGCGAAATACCAGATAGAAGGTTTGGAATTGATTGGGAGACTGTACTCATTGCCTACGGAGAGCTTGGAATGGTTGATAAGTTGTGTAGTAATTCTCTCCATCTTGGAAACCAAACATGGAGTAATCACCTTGTTGACACTCTTCCTCAATTGCAGCTGCTCGGGTAGTAGCTTCCTGTTCTTGTAGAAGTTGATTTAGTTGTGCGTCACCCACCATCTTGGTTGCACACATACGTGCAGCCTTTGCGGTTACATACTCTTGTATAGCAGCAGGTAGGTCTTGAAAGTCAAAGTACCAAAGGACATCAACTTTGAGGTCTTCTGAAAAAGTAAAGGTATGCTTGTATTTGTCATACAGCTTGCCGCTGCGCTTAACTAAGTCATACCTATCTTGGTGATATTCAACATTAGCATCAAGTGCTAATGCGGTAGGAGGAAATGCAATCTCATTAGTGGTTGAGTTGCGGACCAATTCATACTTACGTTCAGTATTAAATGACCACCCCTCAAGTTGTACTTGCTTGCTTTGCTCACGAAGAGTATTAACAGCAATAGATACTTCAGGGTTTTGCAGGTCCAGAGTGGTGACAGGAGCCTGTCCCACACTGCTAAGTATTTGATTTACAGCGTCCAGTTCGGTGGACACAGCATATGTAGGAAAGGGCATGTCTGTCGTATGAATAAAAAAAAGGGGAGCCGAAGCTCCCCCGTAGGTTTAAAGATAAAGAGATATCACTGATAACCAGCGTTGTTAGTTGCAGTCTGGGCAGTGCCGAACTGAGAGTCAGCAGTACCAGTGTGCAGCTCAACGCAAGCAGCGGGGTTCAGGTAGTCACAACCCATAGCCAAGCGGCCGAGGATAACATCACCTTGGTAGATGACGGACACATCACCACTGGTCACTTGGACTTGAGGAGCAATAGCTTCAACAACACCTGCACCTTCGCGTTGGAAGATCAGACCGCAGGAACCAGCAAAGTCGGTGGAGTTACCATAGTCATTACGAATACCACCGTTCTCAGCGGACTGAGTGCCAGCAGTACCAGCATCGGTATCAACGTCACGGTTGCGAGCATCTTCCATACCGACTTCAACGAAGTCACCTTTGCGATCAACAGTCTTGCTAGCACTAGCGTACTTAACACCGTAGTTACCCTGGAAGGGGATGTTCATCGACTTGAAGATCTTGATACCAGCAATCGAGATGATGCCGTTACCATTCTGCAAGGAACCACCAGTCTCATCACGGTTAATCAAACCGTTGCTGTTGATACCCTGAATCAAATTGTAGTACTGGCGAGGGGAAAGGACAGCCACGCGTCCATCTCCACTCACTCCTTTTTCGTCGAGTGCAGCAGCTGCATCATAGAAGGCATTAACAATCGCTTGATCGTCATATGCATCAGCAGCGTTAGCACCAACTTGAATTTGAGTACCACCCGGTTCTTCATAGCTACTCTTCAT